CACTCTATATAAAACCATATAAAGGATATAACCAATACAACAATCGCAGATTGCATTATATCTCCAACGATAACCGATTATCAACGTTTAATTCCGTTCTACTGCATTAAATCATTCCAAGCGTGGAAACGTTCAGGAGGGCAAATAAAACGCTTATATGGAGGAAATGACCACAAGGAAAAAAACGCACAAAAACGCACCAAATATCACGGAAACGTTGAGTTTTTTCCGATAACGCGCTATTTATTATTATAAAGGACAAATAAAAAAACGACAATGAAGAGAAGTTCAAAATACTATATCGACACAATCAAAGCGGCTTTGATATTGAAGCACTCAGAAGTTGATGAAGAGACGGGTGAAGTGGGATTAAATCCTGAATTTGAAATCCTTTTGGATATGCTTGTTGATAATCTCGACCTTCTTTCAGAATGCAGAAAGAGTATCAAGAAAGTTGGGATATATGATGTGCAGACCAAGAAGCGCAATGCATTGTTGACGGTGCAAAAGGAAACACAAAATACTATCATCAAACTGTTGTCATTATTGACGATTCCACCCTTTTATGCAAGTAGAGTGAAGAGCGCAAATGAAAACGGCGATGACCTTTCAGCCGATGAATTTATAAAAGCCCTAACAAGTTCCAATTATGAAGGAGAAGAGTGATTCAAAAGGCACTGATTCTCTTCTCAAATATAAGCAATATGCGTTGGATGTCCAAAATGGAAAAATAACGGCTAATCAATACATAAAACAAGCAACCAAACGTTACCTTGATTGGTTCTCTCGTCCTGATATGGAGTTTAGGCCACAAGCCGTTGACAAGGTGGTGAATTTCATCTCAAAACTTAGGCATTTCAAGGGGGAACACGCAGGACGACCATTCAAATTATTAGACTTTCAGAAATTCATAATATCTAATATGTTTGGTTTCTATTGGAAAGATGAAGAAGGCAAACCAAAGAATCGGCGTGTTGTACAGTATGTTTGGTATGAGGTGGCAAGAAAGAACGGAAAAACGGCTCTTGCTGCTGCGATTCTCCTTTATATGATGATTGCGGACGGTGAACAAAGCGCCGATTGCTTTTTCCTCGCAAACAGCCACAAACAAGCGTTACTTGCCTATGAGTTTGCACACAAATTCATTGGAAATCTTGACCCAAAGAACAAATTCTTTCAGCGATATAGAGACAGTATCAAATTTCCGCTTACCAATTCTCAAATTAGTTGTCTTGCGGCAGATTATAAGAGAATCGACGGACTCAATGTCTTTGGGGGACTGATTGATGAATTTCACGAGGCTCAAAATGAAAAATTGTACGCAAACATAGTGTCAGGTATGCAAAGTCGTCGCAATCCCATGGCCATTATCATCACGAGTGCAGGCTTTGACATGAACGGCGTTGGCTATACCAAGAGGAAAGAAATGATTGAAATTCTGAGCGGAAAAGTGCAAGACGATTCACAGCTTGTTTTTATCTTTTGTCTTGACCCTGAGGACGACTATAAAAACCCAAAAACGTGGATTAAGGCAAACCCGAGTCTTGGGCAGACCTTATACCCTGATAAACTCCAAATTGAGGTGAATCGAGCGCAATCGCCCACTGTACAGCCGTTCATATTATGCAAAAATTTTGGGCGGTGGGGATTAACCGATTATGAAAAGACGTGGCTAACTCATGATGAGATATTAAATGTCACATGCGATATAAGCCTTGACCAATTTGACCCTGATAATACTATTGTGTGGCTCGGGGTAGACCTTGCGAGCACTTCAGACCTCACAGCGCTAAGCATGATGGTTGTGGAAGATTCTGATGATGGAAAATTGTATTACTTCAAAACGTGGTATTTCTTGCCTGAATTGTCACTTCAACAGAATATGAACCAAGAAATATATCGGAAAGCAATAAATCAACATCAACTCATAGCTACCAACGGAAATGTATGTGATTATCAAGAAGTTACCAAAATTATTCTCAAAATCGCGGAACGCTACACAATCGGGGGTGTTTTTTATGATAGTTACAATGCTACATCATGGGCAATTGATTGTACAAACCAAGGCCTTCCAATAACCCCGCTGAGTCAAGCATTATGGTCGTTTAATCGTGGAACAAAAGAATTCACCCGTTTGGTTAAGAAGGGTGCTTGCAGAATTGATAATAACATTCTCACTCGTTTTTGCTTTGATAATTCTGAGCTTAAATTTGACCACAACGAGAACTGCAAGCCCGTTAAGAAGGGTGGTGCAAAAGGAGGAAGCGCAAAAATCGATGGAACAATCTCAATGCTTAGCTGCATTTGTGGCTACTTATTACAACCCCAATTTGACACTTCAATATAATATAGAAAAAATCAATAATACCAATGAAAATATTTGGTTTAACAATAAAAAGAGAAACGCGGAATTTAGTAGAACAGCCGTCTATTTCTTATGAAGAGAGAATATCGCAGAGCATGACTACATTCCAAGAACTCCTTAATCCAAACGACCGTGCACAAAATCTCTCAAGTGTATATCGGTGTGTAGATTTAATCAGTTCAACGGTGGCTAATTTGCCCCTGAACGTCTTATATATCGACAAGAAGGGAAACACACGAGAACAAAAAAATCATCGCTTGCAGAAGGTATTTGACAACATGGTGATGACTCGTTACAACTTCATGAAGAAACTTATTTCCGATGTTCTGATAAAGGGTAACGCCTATTGTTATTTGAAGAGAAACGAGCAAGGTGATGTAATTGACGTTATCTATTTAGAGCCAAACGATGTGATGGTGATTTGGGATAAGAAAAAACAAGAACTCTATTATCAAATACCCTTTCTGAGCAAGGTTCAGAAGATACAAGCCTTTGACATTATCCATTTGCAGAACAATTCAAATGATGGAATACACGGCCAATCGGTTCTTAGTTTTGCCGCTCGTCAATTGCAAATCGCACACGGCGCGGAAAATTCAGCAAAACAGATATTCCAAAGCGGCGGACAACCTGCACGTGGTGTGCTTTCAACACTAAGCCCAATCAGTAAGGCTCAAAAACAACAATTAGCCCAAAATTGGACGCAATCCACAAATGGTGTCTTGGTGTTAGGCGGCGATATGAAATTTACCCCACTGAGTTCCAATGCAGAAGAAATGCAGCTATTAGATTCAAGAAAGTTCAATGCAATCGAGATTTGTTCATTCTTTGGTGTACCCCCTGAACTCTTAGGCTTGGGTAATAAATCAAGCAATGTGGAGGACTTAATGAACTTATTCCTTACAACCACGATTCAGGGCTACATTTCAATGATAGAACACGAGTTCAGTCGCAAGATGTTCAGCCCTCAAAGTCAAGGGAAATATAAAATCGATATTGATGAGAATAATTTGTTGCGCCTTTCAAAATCACAGCAAGCAAGCTATTATTCAACGCTCTTGCAAAATGGTTGCCTTTCAATCAATGAAGTTAGAAGTGAATTAGGCTATGAAAGCCTCACACAAGAATTTGATTCACATATTATACCGTTTACGGACATCAGCATGAATAAAATAAATTCAGACACACAAGAAGAAGAAAATGAAGGAACAGAAGGAAAAGGAAATTGAGAAGCGTTCATTTGAGCAAGAAGGCAAAATTGAACTTTCAGGAAATGTAATTAGCGGGTGGGCTATCAGGTTTAATGTTTGGTCGCAGCTTATCGGTGGGGATTTCTATGAAATTATAAAGCCGTCCGCAATCACGCAAGAAGACATCGATAAAAGTTTCATCTACATGTATTATAACCATGATGAAAAAAAGGTGCTTGGCGTTCATCGTGCAAAGGATGACAAGAAGCAAGGAAGTCTTATGCTTGAAGTTGTTGAGAATGAGGGCTTGCGCTTCATGCTTGAGTTACCCGATAGCGAGGTTGGACGAGAAGTAAAACAATATATTGAACGTGGGGACTTGGGCGGAATGTCGTTTGGATTTTCAGTTCACGAGGACAAGAATAGTGATGAATGGAACTATCAATTTAATTGTGGTGGTCAATCGTTTGAGCACCCGCAATTGTGCCATGAAATATATAAAATGCGTTTGTATGAAATTAGTTGTGTCTTTAATGCTGCTTACCCTGATGGTGGCACTTTGGAATTGCAGAAGAAGCGTGCAAGTGATGTGCGCATGAAATCTGATGAAATCAACCAAATCATGGACGCAACCATTGAGGAATTTGAAAAACTTTGATGATACCACGCTATTTATTAGAAGAATAGACTATTTATATATATGAGTATTAGAAGTACATATCACATTCAAAATGAGATTTCTGAGAAACTGAAAATGAAGGAACAAATCGTTTCAGAAGTCCGTGAAATCTGCAACAAGCGGAAATTAGAAATTAGGTCGTTTACTCATGATGATAGAAGTAAATTGGAGCGTTTCCGCAAAGACATTTCTAATATCAACGAGGAAATCAATGAATTAGAAAAAGAACTCAGAGAAAAAAATTATAATTATAATAACAATACAGAACAACAAATGGAAAAGAGAAATTTTTCTTTACTAAATGCTATCCGCGCAATTGCGGAAAATCGTTCACTTGACCCAATCGCACAAGCTGTGGTTTTAGAAGGCCAAAATGAAATGCGCAGCCGTTCATTATCGCTTGTAGGTCAAATCCAACTTCCTTCAAATTATGAAGAGCGAGCAATAACCGTTCAGACAGAAGGCCAAGACGTGGTCGCAACAAACCTCATGGACGTTATGGGGTCATTAAAGGCCAAAAATGTACTCGTGAAGGCGGGTGCAAGAGTTCTCGAGAACCTCCGAGGCGATGTACAATTTCCGCTCTCGAGTTCTGCAAATTGCAGTTGGGAAGGTGAAACAACAGAAACACCAACGAGTGATTTGACATTTA